GATACTTGCCATTATCTTCTCCCATCTGGTTGTATGTCCAGTCTAAATGTTCCCAACTTCCAGTCTTGAGCTTGATAAGCTCCTCCGGTTGTGGTTCCTGTGTTTGCAATCTTAAGAGCAATTCCTCTTCCCCTTGCGCGTGTGTCGACTTTATCAGTGGCATCCGTAATTGTAAAGGGTCCTAATGGAGAACTTGCAGCACTGCTGTTAGGATAATCTCTGAGCATTAAAGTAATTTGAGTGTTCCCCGTTTGACTAATAAAGTCTGGTAAGAATCTTCTAATCTTCATTAAATATTCTCCGTCTCCTCTCATATCGGGTGTCCCTAGCATTTGTCCTTGCGCTGCTCGTTTTTGAGTAATATCAAAATCTCCTGAAATAACATGGGCAGCTACTGCGGTAATATTACCTCCAGCATTAATTTGATCAGTTCCTTTTTCCTGTTCATAGTAAATAGTTGTGCCATCGGTATTACCTACTACATCATAAGAAGCATCATCACTATTACTATAGTAACAAGCATGAGGTTTATCAAAAATAGAAGAGTCTGACCAAGCAGTACGAGGTAAAGTTCCTGTTGTCCAAATAGGTTTTTTAGTTATAGCACTTTCCAAGTAGTTATAAGTTACTACTCGATCAACAACATCAGATCCAGTACTACAATAGAACCAACTAACTTCTCCAAATAAGTTATTGAGTCCAGCATTAATTAAATCTCTTGGTGTAGAATTCAAACCTTCAAAGACATGATCTTCTACCAAGCATGGCATCGATTGAAGCTGACCTGAGTAACTAAAGAAACCATTCTCTGACATCCAGAAAGCAGTACCATCTACTTCCATACAAGCATTCTTTCCAATCAATCCACAGTTCGTTCCTACGTGTTCAAAAGAAAAGGTAAACGGTTGACCTACAAAACGCATTAAGAAGATGGCTGAATCCGTCCAAATATAAATAGCATCTCGACCTCGAATGGCTCCCATAATTTTGGAACCTTGAGCAAGTCTTTGTGTTCCTGCTGTATTCGTTGAGGTTGGTGTATAATCACTTAGCGATTCCTGGTCCGAGAACCTTATAAACATCGCATCTTGAGATGAGGATGTTCCAATCGTTGTTTCGGTTCCAAAGAAAATTAAGTGACGATCTGTTGGTGAAACTAAAACGTGTCTAGACGCGGTTGGGGCTCCACTAATAATAGTCGCACGATTTCCCGTAGGATTAGTTGCTGCAGCATCCCATTCAAAACATTGACCATTATAAATAAGAGCAATTAATTTTGTACCATAATTATCTAAGACCCATAAACCAGGATCAATAGTAAAGTCAGCTGATGAAGCATCGCCCCATCCCACATAATCCGTAATGTCAGTGACCGTGGCTCCAATAGAATGAACGGCTAGTGTTGTTCCATCCGCAGCTCTTGCTCCTCCACTTAATGTATTAGTAGAGGTATCGTTAGCAGTAAAAGAAATATCTTCTGTTCCAATTCGAATAGTTCCTGAAGTAGGTAGAGCAGCAGAACTGGCTAACACTACACTCGTTACGCTAGCATCAGCTGCAAGGCCAGTAGCTAACGTTGTCGTAGCGGGTCCTGAAGACGTTCCAGACCATTGACCTGTTCCGAAACCATAACCCCCTAATTGTTGAGCAGGTCCCACACTATAATACGTTTGAGCTCTACAGCTTCCTACATTATTAGTTGTTCCTGATGCGTTAGTATCCAGAGTCACCGTAATCGTTGTCGCTGTAGGAACCGTAGTCGCCATAAATTTCTTATCTTCAAACTTAGCATCCGTGTATCCTGAACCTGGAGGTGCTGTAACGGTATCTAAAAAGACAATATCATCTTCATTCATTCCATGAGGAGAAGGAAAAGTTATGGTCACTGACGCTTGACCACTTATCGTTGAAAAATTACATCCCGTAATAGTATTTTTAATAGGGGTAATGTCGTAGTATTGTCCACCTGAGTAGACGTATAAAATTCTGTTGGTACCAATGGCTGCATATTTAATACCTGCGTTATCATCAAAATGGTGGAGGGCTCTGCCTGCTCCGGTAAGTTTATGCTCACCTAATTGTTCCCATCCTCCTATTTTTTCAGGAGTCCCATAACGAAAGCGAACAAAATCTCCCCCTGTCCATTGGGCTTCTGCGCCCGTAGGGGTAACTTGTTTATTAAATCCTGGTAAAAATCCTACTTTTTGTAACATAGAAAAATCCGTTTGTATTACAAATATACTAGATCTTAATGGGAATCAACTCTTTGGTATGCCTAAGATAGGACGTTTATCGAATAAATTAGTCTTAGCAAAAGGACCATTGGCATGATTATAATGTAGAAAGACTTGAGAACAGACGTTGCCTTGAAAAGGTTCTCGCCAGTGTTCGAGTTCACAACCTGAATAAATCAGCATGTCGCCTATTTTTAAATCAACTTGAACTCCTTTGGGAGCTCCTGGTTTAATAGTTTGTTTAAATTCATCAATAACAAAGTCTCCCCCTGATGGATCTAAGAAGATAGGCCATGCATCTCCTCCTAGATGTAAGGTCGTTGAGATCTCACAGCTTGGTCGATCTTTATGTCGTCTTAAAATATTTCCCTTTTCGTAAAGTCGTGTGTAAGAATACGTGGGTATCAAATCCATTCCTGTTTTTGCTTTCATAATAGGAATCATAAACATGAGTAAAGTCTCCATAACCCAGTCTGCATATTTAGAATAAGCACCAGGAACTTGTGGATCGTCTCGTTGTCCTATGAAAGGATTGAAAGCATTTACTTTTTGATTTCTTACCGAAAAATCTACAGCATCCCTCTGTAACATCATATAGTTAAAAATAAAGTTTGCCAGCTCTTTAGAAAGAGCTCCTCGAATCACTTGATATTTTTTAGTTTTAAAACTCATTGACGCCTCATCATAGGGACAGGATAACGAAGGGGGACTCCTCCCTCTCCAATTAATGCTGCAAAAAAAGTAATTAGAGTTAAACGATCTTCTTTTTTTGTACCATAATTTTCAGCCGCGTGCCATTGATGACCATCAAAAAGAACTAGCCTATTGAAATTAGAATAAAGATCCACTGTCTTTTCAAAATGAGCATTAGCTTTTTTTCTCCATTTTTCTCCTGATGAATAATTTTCAATATTTTTAAAAGACTTTACTTTTTTATCATTATGAGAAGAATGCAAAGCAAATTGTTTGGGGGTATAAAGAGAAGTACCACTCTTAGGATGATGACTTAAATAAATAATTGCAGTAAATTCAGTAGTGTCATCACGATGAACCCAACCCTTCTCTCCATAAGTTTTATAAGGAATCTTTTGAAAATGTTGAATCGCACTCCATTGAAGCTGCTCAATGTTCATAGGAAATAATAGTGTCATAATTTTTTTTGTGGACCAGTTAAAAAATTCTTTATCCACTTTGTCTAATTGAGGCGATCGGGTGCCTGGCCATTGATGATTTTCCGCTCGTTTATAGTTAAGTTGTTTAGAAAAATTTATAATCTTATTAGGATCATCAAAAAAATTATCAACGATTAAAGTAGGCCACATCATCTATCCTACTTTTCCTTCTTTGTTCACTTGAATAAAATTAAAAGAAATCGACACACGCCAGCCTTTTTCTCCTTTTTCTTTAGACTCATTAATTTCTACGCCATGGGGTAACCACGCTGGAAACATAATCATTTGTCCTTCAATGGCAGGATAAAGTACAACTCTCCATAAAGCTCTAGGTAAATTGGGTGTTCTTCTCGGCATTAAAAGATTGGGTCCAGGTCTTGGATCTTCGACAAATAATCGTCCTGAGTTTTCAGGAACTTTGACATAATAAACTCCCGACCATTGAGAGTTAGGGTGCACATGTTGTTTGTTATAAGACCCTGGATAATTAATATTGGCCCACATATTGCCTAAACCAGATTTAGGTTCCATGCCGTAATCTTTATAGATTTCTTCTTGCATTGCGAAAAGTTCAGTAGTCAAAGGTTTATATTCATCTTTAAAATTCATATCGGTAGGACTATGCCAGCCACCACCCGCATTGGTTTTTGTTTCAGTCTTATCTTTTTTACTCCAGGCTTTAATAAGGGGATATAAATATTTATTAAGTTGCTTGGGATCCTTAACCATCTTCATATAAATAGGAGTAGGAAATAAAATTTCTCGGTTCATTTAAAAGGGGGACCTCCGAACCACATAACTAATGATTGTCGTCTCCCTTTCTTAACTTTAGATACTCGATGACGAAGCATACTACAAAAGAAAATACCTTGTCCTTGTATAAGTTGAGGAGGTTTATTACCTTCTGCCATAAATTCTAAATCCCCTCCTTCAAATTCCTCTGGTGGAGAAAGCAAAATCGTCATAGATATTTTTCTAACGGGAGGTTCAAATCGACAGTTAACTTCAGCGTCCATATGCCAGTCGTAAAATCCTCCTTTAGGATATTCGGTAAATTGTGCGGGTTCAGTAATTCTCATGC